CAGTTGATATTCTTTCCACTCAGCATCATTTGCATAGCGTTCACGTGCTTGTGTAGTTATTTGTTCTTTATCTTTTGCGTAGTGCTTATTGTTTGCCGCTCTTGTGTCTTTGCGAGGTTTTGCCCGACTGCGTTGACGTTCTTTCTCTATATTTGCATTATAGACTGTCCGTCTGCGTGCATTTTCGCAATCCCTACAATGAATATTGTGTCCATCGGGCCAACCTTTATGTTTGGGGAATTGGTCAATAGGCTTTTCCGTAGGGGGATTGCAGGTGGGACAAACTTTGGAGAGGACAAACAATGGCAGTTGTTGTGCCGTGTGGTATGCTTCGCTCATGGTACGGCTCCTTTAAGTTACGTATCATCACACCCTCGGATAGCTAGAACTATCGCGAGGGTAACATTATTACCTCTTCTAATTATACCACAAATCCGCTCAAGAAGCCAGTTTATACCATGTTATGAAAGGTAAGTGGATGAGTGATGAGACACAAGCCATCTACCAGGATATTGCACATTTGATGGATTGCTTGCCAGTATTGATTGAGACAACCATCGACACACTCTGTCATGGCCTGACCACTTCACCGATGAGCATGGCGTTGTTGGTGTATTGGTTGGTTCGGGAAGATCACAAGGACCATGTAGTGTATAAGCAGTTTATGATGCTATTTCAGCGTATGAAGGAACAAGGGGAGTGATGGCATGATAAGCCGCGAAGAAGCGATGAGGCGTCTAAGGCAGAGCGCACCAGCCGTAGATCACCATGCAAAATTGCGCGAATTGCTGATTGACTTGCATGCGGCTGGCCTACCCATAGAAAAAGCTATCGAGCATGGGTATCTTTGCGTCCTGACGATCTTTGGTGCAACAGAAGCGGCAAAACTGATACGAAGAGTGAGCGAAGAGTTGAACTGGGACCACAATTCGCAAATGCTGGCCAGGTTGGAAGTGGAGGAAGGCAATGAGCCATTATGATTGATTGGAAGTTGCTTCAAGTCTCTTGTCTGTACATTACTAGCGCATCTTGCTAACACGTGCTATACTTCAACCAAATAGCAGCCCTCATCAGGGCTAAGAACTAAGCAAACACAGATCACGCGCCTGCGAGCCACAAAACTCGCAGGCGTTTTTTATTGCACATTTTCGCGGCGGCGGCAATTGTGCCACACCGCTAACTGAGGTATGTATGGCACAAATTGACACCGATACAGAGACAGCATTTGAGGCAGAGTTAACACGTCTTGACTCCCTTGGTCTCACCCCTGAAGAAGAGATCCTTGCGCGTCGCTATTATTCCGACAAAGAGCGACAGAGTATGCCAGAATCCTCATTTTGTGGGCCTGGGCGTAGTTTTCCCGTCACTTCTCAAGAAGACGTAACAAATGCAGCAGGTTTGGCGGGACATGCCGCCAATCCCGACGCTGTCCGGGCATGTATTCGAGGCAAAGCAAAAGCAAACGGGTGGAAGTTGCCGGATAGTTGGGAAACAGGCAAAAAAGACGATGGTAAGCGGACGGTAGATGCCACCGATAACCACGAACCAATGCCCGATACTCCTGATACCAGCAAAGACGACACCAAACGCGCCGTGATGCCAGAGTCCCCCATGCTCTACGTTCCAATCACGCGCATTGATGACCAGAAGTGGGAAGTCGAAGGCATCGCTACCTCCGAGGCAGTGGATAGCTTTAACACAATATTTTCTTACGAGGCATCGAAGAAAGCTTTTCAGAAGTGGATTGAGCGCACTGCCAATGTACGCGAAATGCACGATAGGAAGGCGGTGGGCAAGGGCGTTGGTGTCCAGTTCGATGATGAACAAAAGCAAGTCATTGTCAGATTGCGTGTCTCTAAAGGTGCTCCCGACACCTGGACAAAGATTCAGGAGGGCGTACTGTCAGGACTGAGTGTTGGCGCTGGCAAGCCCTACACGTGGGAGAGCATCGAAAGGAATGGGCAAACCTATCCTTACTTGACCTCCTATGAGCTGGCCGAACTCTCAGTTGTGGATAATGCAAGCAATCCTGATGGTCATGGTCTTTCCATTTGTCGCGCCGATGGCCTGACTGATCTTATCGACGTAACTGAGCCCGAAGTGCCTCCACCAGTTGAGCCTGCAGTCATTGTAACACCAGTAGAGCCAGAGGTAGAGCGTGCAGGTGCGCGTCTCTCTTCTGACACGCAATCAGCGATACATGGTGCTCGCGATAGTGCTCTGCAAAGCGCGATGCAACTCATGAAAACATGTGGATGCCCTGATTGTACCGCAATGATCGCAGCCATGGACCCCGACAATGATAACGATGTGGACCTGCCCGGTGCCGATAAGACACTCGACCCTGATCAGGATGCAAGCAAGATGGCTGATCGTATCGCTGAAGTCTTGCTTACGCGCATCACCCAGGAACTACACACGCCAATTACCAGGATGCACGCTATAGCTGGCACTTTTGCTCGTTCACATGCTCCTGAGATAGATTTCTCCCCCATTCAAACGAGCCTTGAGACGATTGTGACCCGGCTTGAGACTGTCCCAACTCAATCCAGCCTTGACGAAGTACGCTCTGCATTGGCAGAGGTAAGAGGTCAGGTGGAAGTGATAGCCAGGCAGCCTGCAAGTGGAGGGCCGATTCTCAATGGCGCTCGTCCAGTGGATAAAACGCTTGCTACCGACCCACGCCCATCGCAATTAGCACAACCACAGCCGGAAACAACGCTTGACGTACTGAACCGGTTGCAGCGTATGGGCGCACTCGACACCATTGAAAAACAAGTGGCCGCTGCTGCACTGGCTGCACAGCCGACGCGGGGCCGCACACAATAAATAAGGATAAATAATGGCTATCACTGTACCAAAGGATTCGCTGCCGGAAGGGGCGCGTATCGCATCAGGCAACACCAAAGACCCGGTAGGTGTGATTGAGGAAGGCATGGTTGCTGATCGTGATGTGCTCGCGGTTCAAGCCGAACGCTTCGCCGCGCAACGTATGAGCGGAGCACAAACGTATCAGGAAGGCGCGAACTTCTCGCCAGACATCATTGAACGGGTCAGGGCAAATACCTACCAGGGCATTACGAACTTCAACCAGGAAACCATTGATGCATTGCAAGGTGGTGAAATCACCCGTGATGGCACCTTCGCTGGCAACAATGCCAACTTTACCGGATATTACTTAGAGCCTGCGGCGAAATTCGTCATACCTTGTCGATAGACTGGGGTCACTCATCAGTAATGATGAGCAGTAAAGCTGGAGAATTAGGTCAACGCTGAAATGCCAAGACCTAGCGGAGCCTCGAAAGAGGAACGTGTAGAGACTATGCACCAGCCTCCTGAGCAATCAGGATGAAGAGATAGTCCGACCTTACGGGAAGAGAAACCGTAAGAGGATAGCAGAAATGTCTATCCCCGCTCAATGAGCGAGTAACAATGTGCAGATGACACCGCTACTCAACATGACGCCACGTGACCCAATGCCTGGCATTGATACTATCAATTGGCGTACAGTACTGGACTACTTCGGTGGTACAGGCCCAACCGTTGCCGGTGCCGCAGTACAGCAGTTTGGCACACCATCGGCACTCTCCTATCAGTTTGCCAGCCTGTCCAACGTTGCCAAGTTGCTCGCATATCGCGATGTCGTATCGTTCGAGAGTGAGATTTACGGCAAAATGTGGCAGGGGGATGTCCGCGCAACTGTTGCCGCTAAACTTATCCCGGCCCTGATGCAAGAGGAAGAGTTCTGGCTGATCAACTCCGGCCAGCGGTTATGGTCCCCGCCTCCTGTGAGCGGCCTTACTACTGCCACCACTGGCGGATTATTGACGGCTGGTACGTACTGGATCCTTGTGACAGCAGTCAATGCGAACGGTGAAACATTGGCCTTCGGTGGCGCAACAGCAGTCGCCACGTCCATCGTGACCTCGGGCTCGACCAGCACCATTACGATGAATATCAACTGTGTACCATCGGCTACGAGATATCAGGTCTACGCAGGTATTGGTGCAACACAGCCTGCTAACTCTGCCATGTGGCTCCAGGGTAGCGCAACCCAGTTCATTGGCGGCTCCG